CCAATAATATAGCCTCAGGTCAAACTAAAAGATTCATTGGTAAATACACTATTCAAGAACCTCAAAATGGTTCTAAATCAGCCGATAAAGAAAAGACCTTAATTATAGATGTTATAGCCATATTTGACCTAGAAGAAAAGGCAGCCATACAGTTAACCAAAAAAGAATTAGAAGTGGCCAAAGAATTTGCAGAGGCACAGCCCGCGGATTATTTTGATAGGTTAATAGATTCATTCTGTCCTAAGATATTTGGTAGGAGACTAGAGAAAAAAGCCATTTATTTAGCCATGTTAGGTGGTTCAGACTTTGACAATTATAGAAAAGAATCTCATTTAATGTTAGCCGGTGAGGCAGATACTGGTAAATCTGAAATGATAAAATTTGCCAATGAGATAACACAAAAGTCCAGTCTAATAGATGGCTCTAATGCCACAGGTGTTGGTATATTATTTGCCTTAGATGAATATGATGGAATGAAAATACTAAGAATGGGCGCCATGATTATGAATAATGGTGGTATCTTATACGTTGATGAATATGATAAAATGCCAAAGCCAGAGCAAAAAAAGTTAAACGTAGCCATGGAACAACAAAGGGCCAAATATAATAAAGGTGGACATATTGGTGACGCTGAATGTAAAACCACAATTATAGCCTCATGTAATCCTAACAATGAAAGATGGAATGAGAATGATGATATAATAGATAACTTACCTTTTGACGCCTCAACCATTTCAAGATATGATAATATAATTAGACTCAAACATGACTCTACCGAGTCCACAATACGTGCCAAAATGCACCATATAGCAAGTAGTAAGAGAGGAGATTTGGAACAGGTCTTAGACCCTGAATGGTTGAAAGGATTGTTAAATCATCTTAAACAATTAAAGCCAGTATTCAGTAAGGAAGCCGAGGAACACCTGATTAACAAATTTGTGGACTATACTATGATAGAACAGGAAGAAGGTAGCCTACCAATTCAGACTAGACAGATGGAAGGTATTCAAAGATTATGTGAGGCATACGCCAAGATATTCTTTAAAAATATTGTAGATGTAGAAACGGTAGATAAGGTATTAAAATTCTATCAAGAGTGTCAAGCCACTTTGGGAATGAGAGTGGAAGAGGGTATAACACAAATGGATTTAAGAGGACACAGCACAAATAAGGACACCTACTTTGAAGATATATTTAAAAAATTAGCCAAACAGAATGATGATGGATTCGTATTTATACATGAACTGGCTGAGGAACTAATAATGAATAAGAAAATGTTTAATAATGATGATGGTATTACCAGATATATTGAGGCAAGAAAAGTTAAAGGTTGGCTATATGAACCAAAGGTGGGAGTGTTAAGGCGTCAATGAAAATCCAAATCTCTAATAGTGATAAAGTATTGAAAGAATTAAAATATATGAAACATGAGGATTGTGATGGTTACGGAGATGGAAAATATTATGCAATTTGGTGGGATAATAAAAAAATAGGTGTGTTGAATATAGATTTATTTTGGTTGAAGGAGATTTTAAATGAGAAATAAAAAATTTTGTTCTGGCTGCAGGAAAGAATTAACAATAGAAAAACAGAGGAGAATAGGCAAGTGTGAGGACTGTGAGTTAGAATGAAAAAAGCATTTATTTGCCACCCGTTTCAAAACGATAAGGATAATTTATTACAAACTAAAAAGTTTTGTTTGATGGCTATGATGGAACACTATAATCCTATATCTCCAGCCGTATATTATTCTCAATTTCTTAATGATGGAGATGAGAAGGAAAGAAAAATTGGTAGAGAATTAGGATTAGATTTAATAGAGTTTTGTGATGAGTTATGGATATGTGGAGATGTAATTACCAAAGGTATGAAAGCAGAGATTAATGAGGCATATAGAATTAATAAAACTCAATGCGAAATTTTAATTAGGCAGGTTGATATGAAATGAAAAGAGGAACAAATGATTTAATCAGAAAGAAAGCCAACACCGGTAGTCAAGGTAAGAATAAAGAGGATATAATTCATAAGGCATTAACATCTTCTGGATTTAGAATAATAAGGGAATTCCCTGTTAAACATGAAAGGTTCCAACAAAAGATGGGTATGAGGAATGTGGACATGAAAATAACATATGGTCATATGGAACTATATCTAGAGTCAGATGGTAAGGTACATGGCACACTAGAAACACCAACGTTTTCAACACAGAAAAGAAACATGGATTTTAACAGAGCAAAAATGAATTATATCTTAATTAATCATGAATCTATTAAAGAACTTAGAAAGATTATGGAATTAAAAAATATTACAGTAGAACAATTAACAGAATTTTTGGCCACATATAGAGCATGGGAAGAATATAGTAAGTATCTATCCAATCCACCTGAAGGAGATTATATACTTTGAATAGTGTCCAAGAGTTTGATTTAACAGTTAGTAGAATGTTAAAAATGACTAGATATTTAATACAAAAGGATCCGAGAAACATGAAAGTTTTGGTACCTCTTCAAGAGATATGGATAGAGACTAATGAGAAACTAGAGAAATTAAGAGAGGAGTTTAAGAATGAATAAAGAAGATATGGAGAAAGAGATATTGGAACTAGAGGCTGCATGGCAGATTTATCACAGAGATCCAAGAAATAACAGAATGCCAGACATGATGAAATTGGCAAAACTCAGAGCGGCCATTAAGTTTATAGGTGAGAATACATGACCAAAAAGTTTAAAGAGTGTAAATGTTTTTATACCAATATCCATGGAAAGCATTTTATTGAGGTTGAGGAATGACTAGAAAAGACCAACTTATAAAACACTTAGAACTTGGTGACAGACCGAAGACTTTGAGATGGCAAGGCAGAAAAAATAAAAAGGTAACACCGTTTGCCATGATGAGTATGAAAGAGAAATATCTATTTAATGATATACATAAAATTGGATATCTAGATATAGAAACATCTAGTTTAACAGGTAATGTTGGACACATGATTTGTTGGGCCATGGTAGTAAGAGACATACACACAGGCAAAACAGAGGTTAGAGGCAGTTATATCACACCGAAAGACCTAGCATATGCCAAGAAAAATAAAGACGCTGATTTAATAGACCAAAGAATACTCATAGAATTAATGGAAGAAATTGAGGACTGTGATTTATTAATAGGACATTGGTTCATAGGTAAGCATAGACATGATATACCATTCACTAGGACAAGATGTGCCATAAACAAAGTAACAGGTTTTCCTAAATATCGAATGATTAGATACGGTGACACTCAGAAATGGGGCAGCCTTATCCATAGGTTGAGCAGTAATGGATTGGCTATGATAGGAGACGCTTATGGAGTCTCAACTAAGAAAACTCAGATTAAAACCAAGATATGGAAAAATGCCATACAGTTTGCTACCAAAGAGGACGTTGGATATGTCTATGACCATAATGTAAAAGATTGTTGGTTAACCTATAAGATTCATAAATTTATGGAAGAATATGTGGCAATACCGGGAACCTACGCATGATTAAATTAACTCCTAAACAGACAGAAGTTTATACTCTAATCTATAATAATCCAGACATATCTACAAGAGACATATTGGCATTTTTTGACCTTACTAGAAGTACCTTAAAGGAACATATGGAAAAATTAAAAAGAAACGGATTGATTAAATACAAAGTAATAGATGGTCATGGAACTAGGGCTTGGAGAGTAGATAAGAGGATAAAAATATGTGTGTAAGATACATTCCACCTCAATTAAATATACATGAAAAGTTCCTATTATTTGATGAGGAAAATTTAACTGATTTATCAGGTGGTTACAGAGCATGGTATACCGGAGATGATTTAGAGATTAAATATAATATGCACTACTTAACGGCAGGAATAGATGATATAATAGATACCATAATACATGAATGGCTCCATGCCTTGTTTGATTGGGCTACCATAGACGACCCTAATTATTTGGCATTTAATATTCATGATTGTACCGGTGACTCTGACCACTTCATAATGAAAATCATTAATTTTGATTAGTATATAAAGAGTCTAAACGCTTATTAATACCATATGCCATACTATAACCATGAATAAACAGAAAACAAAAGGAAGAATGTTTGAAGATGAATTGAAAAGATTTTTAAACGGACCTAAATCCGTCAAAGATTTACTCGAACATAGTAAAAGACTAGAGGAGATTAGAGAGTTATGAAGGAATTAGAAGCCATACAAGACTCCTATCTTTATAATAAAAAATGGAGACCACAAGTGAGAGAATTATGAAAGACAGAGGATTAAGGAAAAACGAGTCACATAATGAAAAGATGTTAGAGAGTATTATGGGCTTAATGCCATATGATTTCGTCATTTCATACATAGTCAAACACTGGACAAATGAGGACATTATGTATATCATGAAAGAGAGGTTTGGAAATGATTAGAAAGTGTAAGCATAATATACCTCTAAATAATGAATGTACCCAATGTTTAATGAAAAAGGATTTGTTGTTAGATTGAATCACTCAGTTTATTATAGTAAGGTAATCAAAACCTTAATAATAATTCCGAACATGGGAACAGGTGTTTTGATAGCACATAATGAGGTTAAGGTATGCCCATACATGGTGTTATATAATATTCTGAGTCAAGACAAAACTTTTAAAAAGATAAGAGGTTTTCAAATTGACTGAGGAACAATACATTAAAATAGTGGAACTTTACATAGATAAGATAGAGGAGATATTAAATTGATTTGTCCAAGTAATAAAGACCATGATAGATTAGAAGATTTTGGTAGTACCTGTTCCAGTGGAAAAACAGGAATGGTTATAGAGGCTAAATTTTTCTGTTATGACTGTGAAAGAATGTATAAAATAACATCAAAGGGGTTTAATGATACTGAGTAATACAGAAAAATCGGTATTCCATGAAACAAGGGAGACAGTAACAAGATTAAAAGAACCATTAAAAATGACAATAAAGGCCTTTAAAGATGGACATAGAATAGAGTTATCTGCCAATACCTCAGCCTTTGAGATTGACCCACTAGAGAAAGACCTAACCGACTTAATATTAATGGGAAGAAAAATAATAGAGGGCCCAATGCAAAGTAAATATCTAGGAGTGAATAAATAATGGAAGATGAACAGATAGAAAAAATATGGAATTGGATTGAAAACTTAGATAAAAGACTTACATCATTGGAGTATAAATATCAAAATGACTGATGATAAATATAATGCCTCAGAGCAGGATAAATTATTCGGTAAACAGGAGACAGATTATGATGAGAAACACCAATGGGAAGATATGCCAGAATTTATTAATAATAAAAATGACGCATACCAAAAGATAATAATATCATTTCAGGACAGAGATGGAGTTAAGAAATTTGAAAAACTAATGGAACAGAGAATAACAGATAAGACTAAATCACTCTGGTTCCCACCAAAAGAAAAGAGTAATTCAATATTAATGTGGGTGGATAATGACTAAAAAAGATTTTGATAATATGATAGCATGGTTAATGGACAGACCTAGTAATGATTCAGGTAAAGCCAGTTATTATTTGACAAAAGTGAGACATGAATATTTTGAATCCTAAATATCCAATCTATATCATAACCTATAAAAGGTGGGACTCTAGACGAACCGAAAGAGCCCTCGAGGAGATGAAATTACCATATTATCTAGTAGTAGATGGTGAAGATATACCAAAATATGAGGCAGTAATAGATAAGAATCTCTGCACCATTCTAGAGTTAGACCAGCAATATAGAGAGGACTTTGATGAGTTTGTAAAGTCTGACCGTACTCAAAAATCAGATGGACCAGCCCGTAATTTTGTGTGGGACCATGCAGAAAAGAATTATGGTAAGGATTCTAAACACTGGATATTAGATGATAATATAGGTGGATTTGCCAGACTAAACAGAAACCAAAAATTACTCTGTAAGAGCCCTTCCTTTTTTGCAGCCATGGAAGACTTTATGGATAGATATGAAAACTTGGCAATAGTAGGGCCCAATTATAGATTCTTTGCCAGTCAAAATGCCAAATTACCACCTTATGTAAAAAACACTAGGATAAATTCATGTTTCTTAATTCGTAATGATATTCCATATAGATGGAGAGGAAGATATAATACAGATAATGACCTCATTCTCAGAGTCTTAAAAGATGGTTGGTGCACCGTACAATTTAATGCCTTTTTGCAGAATAAGGCAGGTACTCAGACTGTAAAAGGTGGACTAAATGATGAATTATACCAAAAAGAAGGTACCTATTTAATGTCTAAATGTCTCCAAGATATGCACCCAGATGTGGTTAAAGTAGTAGAGAGATTCGGGCATCCTCATCATTTAATAGATTATTCATCATTCAAGAAAAGAAAATTAAAACTTAAGGATAGTTATGTAAGAAAGACAGGCATAAATGAATACGGCATGAAGATGATAGAGGTACCTAAATGAGATTTTTACACTTAACTCAACCTAAATTAGACGAAACTTTTATTAAGGAATGGCAGTTTATTATAGGTGAGTTGATTAAATGACAGAAACAACAAACGGTTACTTAGTAAAAGTTAGTTATGATGGTAAAAAAACATGGTATGAATTAAAAGAAGATAGTGACGGTTGGTTCAAATGACAAATACAACAATCGGGAAGTTAAGGAAGAAAAAAGAACATAGAGTAAATCGCAATATGAAATTAATTAATGCCTCAGAAAATGATTATGATATTTTTGACAAACTCGTGATTATTGAGGGTTGGTTTGAGAAATTCACAGGACAACAACAAATCAATCTATTAGAACAATTAGAGGATATGATAGGTAAATGACAGAACAGATAAAGTGTTCGGAGTGTCATAACTCTAAATCTAAAATAGGTAATCATCTGGTAACTTGCTCAAAATGTGGAAATAGGTACGCTACCCTTGACTAAATTACATTCTAATCAATCCGTTACAAGCCGAATAGATGATATTCCAAGATGTTTAGAATGTGGAATGATTGTCACATTATTAGCAAATGATGACCCAACTAATCTAAGAGTTTATTGTAAAGAATGTCCTTTTGTTTGGCTACTTCCTGCAAACTATTTTGAACCTCTCGTAACATTAAGGAGAGATGGTTAGTTTGGATTATCCATATAGTTGTAAATGTGGTGTTATGGTCTATAATGAGATTCAACAATATTGGCACAATAAAGGTCATAATACAAAAAGGAGATAATGTAATTTGATGAGTGAGGAACAGGCTAGAGTCCTATTAAATGATTTAATGATAGTTAAGGCATTCTCACATCATAAAGGTGCCGAGCAGAATATAGAATTAAATTCCAAGATTGAATTACTTGAATGGATATTAGAGAAATGAAAATAAAATTTGTTAGACGTGATTGTTGGTTAGGTGTATATTGGGATTCTACTAAAATCTATATATGTTTAATACCATGTTTTCCTTTAATTATAGATAGATAAAAAAAGTCTAATAGGAATCTTCTATGTAACCACATTTACACCTGAGGATTCCATTTCTCAGTTCTTTCATTTTCTCGCCACATAATAGACATTTCTTACATTCATCTAGTCCATGGCAAGTAAATATTTGAGACATTTTACTCATATTATATAAGTATTAATAGTATTTAAACTTTTTGCAACAGACTTATATAGTAAGTATATAATAGTTATGTTATTATGTCAAACTCAGATTTTTTACTTAAACAATGGAGAGACACATTAACACAATTTAAAAACGATTATGATAAATGGGAGAGACATACATTAAAGGACTATCTTTTAAAATGCTCAGACATAATTAAAAATCAAATAGAGAATAATGTAATAGAATTAAAAGTAAATGGTATTAGTTCTTATCTATATTCTCAACTAGATAAAGAAGGAATAGAAGTCTCTCAAAGATATATTCAAATGATTTTACCGGAAGATTACAAACAGAACTATAACAAAAGCGAAACCGTTTCGCAATTAGAGGAAGATGTTTGGACACCTATTGAAACCTCAGATGATACATTGGTATTAGAAAGTAATCAATATAATGAATTTAAAATAAATGGTAAGGAAGTAAGACCTAAGCCAGAAAAGAAAGAGATTGTTTTAGGAACTATGATAGAAGTTAAACCAGATAAAGAGACTAGACAATTTATTTATTTAGCAGCCATGAGCAAATTAGCCAATAAATTCCATTTAACCTTTGAAACTTTAAAATCCAGATATAATGAATCTGATGATATACAGTTTATTATAGATAAGGAACTTGGAAATGTAGAAAAGAAACTAGAACAGTATGCCAAGGACTGGGCTAATATAGAAAACAGTAAAGGTATGATTGATTTAAGGAGAGATTATGGAGAGTTTGAGAAAATAATGGCACGTTTCGTTATAGAGACAGGTGAGACAATAGCCAGAATATCACAAATTATGGATTATTCAGAAAAATATGGATCCATTGGAATACTAAGAGAACCAAAAGTTATGGAGTTCTTTGAGACAGAGGAGAATTATCCATTATATCTAAGGTCTTGTCCTAAATGTAATTGTGACATATCAGGAACTATGAATGAAAATATAAGTCTATATAGAGAATGTAAAGAACTAAACATTAAACTTCCAGTCATAAAATACAACTAATCGACAGTCTTTTATACTAACATTTATCAAGTCATTCAAATGGAACCTCGTGAGAAAATACAGTTAGGAATAGCCTTAGTTTTGGTTGTTCTTGCTATATCAATACCAACATGGTACGTTTTAGAGGTAGGGATAACAGCCGAAGACGAATTGGTTAAACAAATTGTTATAGGCTCTTGGACTCTAGTAGTAGCCGGTGCTGGTGCAGCCTTCAGCCTATATGGCTTAGGTAGAAAAGTAACATAGACTATTTCTTTTAGTCTCTTTTTTTTATTTCTTTTTATGGTACATAAATGTTCCGCGTCACTTAATCAACTAAATAATACAATATCATTTAATTCCGAGCCGTTAATAGAAGAATGGCCACACTCATTACCTAAAGGAGTTATAACATACAGATTGGAAAATTTATCTGATGATATAGAGAATAAGAAACATCAAATAAAAGCAATTACCGTGGCATTTAGAGCATGGCAAATAAGGATTAAAGACTTGAAATTTAGGAGAGTGTATGATAAAACTACCACAGTGGATATACCTATATCATTCAAACCATTATCATATTTCAATAATAGAAAAGGTGTGTTGGCTCATGCAATACTACCGGGACAGGGAGTGCCAACAACAATAGAAATTAATGATGAATGGGTATGGGTGGCTAGTGGTAAATGGCAGACTCTAAGCAAACCACCATTGGTACCTGTTATGATACATGAGATAGGTCACGTCCTAGGACTCAGACATGACACCAGTGATATGTTGGAGATAATGTACCCTTCCTTTGACCTAGGAAAGAGAAAATACAAACTAGGAAAGAATACTATCAAAAGAATACAAGAAAGATATGGTGCTAGGAAGTTATCTCAGAGAATAATAGACCTACTGATAAGACGGAGAGAGAATGCCACCGACTTCCGATAAGAAAAAAGCGGAATATTGGGCTAAAATAACAGAGGAAGACCTATGGCTATTTGTAACTAGAAGTATAACAAGAACTCTCCAAGATATAATTTCAACTCATGAGGCCCATGGTTCAGAGTTTGTGCCAGTACCATGGTTAAGAGATTATGCCGATGATTTGGCTATTAATTTTCCTCGAATAAGACCGGATATGATAATTAGAAAGAATAAACAAAAAGATAAATAACAGTATATCCATATACTATGTATGCCAAGACGCGAGAAGTTAAGCGAATCCGAATTGATTGGTGGAAGCCTACGGTTGAAGTCAGTTAATTTTGGTAAATTGAAGCCGTGGGAAACTTCCCAAGACGGTCTAAAACTTGGAGCAGTTAGTAGTCAAAAAAATTATATGACGAACACGATAGAGGTAGGTAAAGCCGAAGTGAAGGAGATTATATCGGTAACTTTTACGGGTATAAATCAGAAACTAGGCACTATGCCTCAATACAGTATAATCTCTAAAGAGAGTGTAATATTCACTTAATGACTAAGAGACTGTATATAAGGATTCTAAACGTTTAAGTATACCATATACCATAGTATAGATATGAAAAAATACAGCGTAACCATAGAAAACTCACTCAAAAGCGCCTTTTTTACTGTGCAAAATTTGAGAGAGGACAAAAATATTATAGACGAGGACGTTAATGAAGTAATTGAGAAATTACAATTATTAATAACCAAGTCACAAAATGGAGGCATAGATAATGACTAAAATACTATCCACTCACAGATATATATTAAGAGTGAAAGAAAGAGCAGAATACACAGGGAGATATGGAGTAATATGAGACCTATGAGTAAAGAATTAGAGGAACAAGGCTGCACCTGTGACGCTGGTTATTATTGCAGATTTTGCCGATGGTGTGATAGGAGAGATGAAGAATGAAAGAACATATCGAGGAATGCATAGAGTATAATCTAAAATATGAGCATGACACACCGGGATTATGTATATGCCCAGAAGAGGAAGATGATGGGTAAAGAAATACCATATATATCAGAAGAAATGATGGACGCAGTAGAGAAAATATTTTGGCATGGGCCCAGTAGAGCAAAAAACCACGACCAGAGATTAGGTCAATGGTTAGTTAATAAGATTAGAACCAAATATAATTGCAGTAGTAAAGGAATGGACCACGCACAGGTAACAAGGATATTATTTAATCTAGAAAATCAAGAGTTATGGGACCTATTAAAGGATTATAATGAATAAATATGAAGTATGATAACTGGACTAAAGCCAAAAAAGACGCTGAATTAATCAGGTTGAAGAAGAAAAGAGATAAAATAACCAAAAACATAGATAGAGATATAGAGTTATTAAGTTTTAATGGTTCGTATATTAACATTACTGATTATAATGATGTATTTAGTTATTCTGAGCCTTGCACTTTAACCAGTACCGATATTGTTTGTACCTGTGGAAAGACTATAAGAACCTATGGAACTCGACCCACAATATTAGATTAATAATTAATTCTGTTTAGTCACACACACGAATAAAAAACGAGAAATATGGAACATACACATATAATAATAGAATTGAATGATGAATATGTATGCCGTGACTGTCCACAAAAATTTGAATTAACTCCAGTGATAATAAATAAACCAGTATTACCTAAAGGGTGGTCATAATGATATGTAATAACTGCCATGAAGATTTTAAGAGATATGTAACTATGACACATGAAATTAAAACTTGGTTCTCATCTAAAAAATATGAGGTACAATTATGCCATTATTGTGCGAAGGAAATATTTAAACATGGTTAAAACTCATTGGGCAGACCTAGACACAGATGGGCGTAGGCTTGAAAGAATCATAAAGATATGTGAGACCAAGATGAAATCAGAGACAGATGATAATATCAAACTGGCGTATATAGACAGAATTATAAAGGCTAGTGGTCAAAAATTACAGGTAACAGATATGATGTATGGTATTAAAATGCTTAGGCGACTAGCGGAAAAATCATTTACTGAGGAGATAACTGAGCAAAAATTAAAAGAGTTGAAACAAATAAAATGACCGAGTTAGAATGTCCTAAATGTAAAGAATCATTGGTCATGTTTAATGAAACATATGTTAAAGAGCATAAGAAGGAAGAAAATTGGCTTATGGCCAGATGTAGTAAATGCGATAAGTTTATAGGTACAGATGGTAGAATATATTGAATCAATTAGAGGAATCATTAACCATTATACAGAATGGTATTAAGGAGAAACAGGACAGAGAGATTAAATCCCTAGACTTTCCTGAGTATAGAGGTATGGGATTCGAGGAGTTTTGGCACTCACTACCAATTAAACTAGAATATGCAGAGTATGAAAGAATATTCTTTGAGGCATTAGAGAGTGGTGAACCAGAGAATATTAAGACAGCCAAAAAGGTGTATAGAAAGGTACGCATTAAGAAAGCCACAGGTCTTGGTATTACCGAATTCATGGCCAGATATGTGGCATGGAAATGTCTGAAAGATGATATATGGAAGAACCAACAAATAGACGTTAGTGTTATATTAATCACTGGTGCAGACCAAGAACTATCCAATACTATTATTGGGCGTATTAAGGCTCTATTCTCAGGTATAGAATTTAAATCAAAAGAGTCATTAATCATATTAAATGGCTGCAAGGTGAAAGCATATCCAACACAACACTTGGCACCAGCAAGAGGTTTAAATCCTAGACTTGTATGGGTAGATGAGGCAGATTTTTTCCCAGCAAGATACCAAGATGAGGCACGAACAGTAGCCGAGAGATATAGGTTAAAAGGTGACGCTATTGTGGTGTTAATATCAACTACCAACCTACCGGGTGGATTATATGAGAGAATGGACGAGGAAAACACAGATGTAAATGGATATCTATATTTAGATTTTAATTATAAATGGGGAATAGGTATAGTATGGACTCAAGAGGACATAGAGAAAGAGAGACAGGAGAATCCTTCCTTTGAGAGAGAATTTAATCTCCATTATGGTTATGGTATTGGTGACATATTCGCTGAATTTGTTGATGAAATGGTAACAGAGTATGATATTAAATATCAAGGTGGTAGGGCTGGTACATATGCCGACCCAGCGTGGGGCAGTAGTAATTTTGGATTGGTCACACTAGAAGAAAGAGAGGGTATATTATATGTAATAGAGGCCGATGAATTTGCCAGAGACTCACCAAGCAGAATGATAGGAGTTATGGAAGATTCATGGAATATTCATAAACAGTCTTGTAAGGTAGACGCAGCCAATTCTGGATTTATCAGAGACCTAACAGATAGAGGAATACCTGCCTTAGGCATAGCATTTGGCCAACAAGTAATAGAGAAAGAAGGATCCAATACCACGACCACGCTTAAAAAGAAAATGCCTATTAATGCAAGTGTCATGGCAGCCAAAGGTTTAATCAAGGTTCACCCTAATTTTACTAAACTAATATCACAGATGAGAGCCGTAAAATTTGATAAGATGGGTGGAATAGATAAGAGTGAGGTATCATATGACCTGATAGACGCCATAGATATGGGAGCGTGGGACCTAAGGGCCTTTGATTATTCACATTATGATTTAATTGGTGGTAAATTAGTAGATAAGACAGAGACAGACAAAGTTATAAAGAAGAATGGTATAACATTAAATATTGAGGTTGTTGAATGATGGGATTAAGTGAATGGATAATGAAAAGACAGATAAAAAAGATGAAGAAAATGGAAGAGTTAATGAGAGAGGAGTTTAAAGACTTTTGAAAGAAATAACAGAGGCACAATATTGGCAGATATATGGATTGGTTACCGCAAAAATAGCCTTTGATAAACAAATAAACTCATTATATCAAGCATATGGAGAATTAGTAGGTAAGGATAATGAGGACAGATTTTGGGATTATTCAGAACCACATGAGTTAAAGAATATATTAAATGATTTTGAACATGATAATATAACAGTAAAATGGAATAAGAAAAAATGAGTAAATTAAAGATAGGCGCAGGTAAGAAGGTAAATATACCAAAGCCAACACTAGATGAAAGAATTAAACTAGAGTCTAAATTCACAGACGCCTTTGGTATGTCACACAGAAAGATAAGTAAGGACTCATTAGCACTCATGATAGTTAATCAAACTGCCAACGTGAATAAGACCAATAGGGACGCTGTAATGATAGCCAAGATAGGATTAGCCATGAAGAGGCAGCGAGATTGGTATTTAAAATTAATAAGGAAAAAGAATGACTAACTCAGACCTAGACCGATTATTGGAATTAAAATCTCAAGCAGGTGAGCCAGCAGATACAGAGGCAGAATGGGAAAAATGGGGTGATGAATATGATTCTCTAAAATTCAAACTAGAGCATGAATTAGGATATGTTCATACGTTAGAGAGTGAATTAATGAATGAGGCACAACAAGTAAAACAACTACAAGAGAAAATACATAAAATGATAAAAGATGATAGTAATGAAAAATGTCCATTATGTGATGGATTAATAATTGCAGATAAATTTAATCATGTATTATTTTGTACTGGAATGAAACATCAATGGGTTAATGATGATAAAGTAAAACAACTACAAGAGCAATATGAAACTTATTTTAATCTATTTCATGACCTCAAACAGAAACTAGAGAAGATAAGAGAATGGTATGGTAGAGCACAAGGAAGTGTAACACATGAAGAGGCATTAGAAATGAAATCAATACTGGAGGAGAAATGAAGGTAAAACTAACATGGTCAGAATGGTTATCTATTCAAATACCGATATGGTTATTAATAACCTTAGAGATTATATATCATGTTTGAGCATATAGCCCATAATCCAATTACTAGAACAGTCAAAAGAAAGGTAATAGATGGTAAGCGTCATTATGTGGACTTTGAGGATAATATATATTACTCAGTCACACAGGTAACAGACACAGTAGGAGATAAGAAAGGATTAGAAGTATGGCGTAAGAAGGTAGGCGAAGATGTGGCCAATTATGTCATGAGAGAGGCACGTAATAATGGTACCAGACTACATTCCTTATGTGAGGATTACTTATACAATAAAGATTTAAAATTTAAGGATATACTATCTAAAGGTCTATTCGAGAATATTAAACCCTCATTAGAGGTTATTAATCAAGTACGTGGCTTAGAGGTTCAAATGTGTTCACCTAGAATGGGCGTGGCAGGTACCGCTGATTGTATCGCAGAGTATAATGGAGAATTGGCAGTAATTGACTTTAAAACAACCAGTAAGAAAAAACCAGAGGATTGGATATTAAATTACTTCATACAGTCAACCATTTATGCCATGATGTGGGAAGAAAATACAGGTGAGGAGATACCATGGATAATTATTATATTCACAGGTAAAGATATGAGTAATGATGTATATATTAAAAAGACCGCAGATTATAAAGAACAGGCCATGGAGATTATAGCCAAATTTAGGTTGGAACATGATACGTTATAGTTTAGCCCGATTGGAAATGTTTATAAGTATGCACCTACCAAGTATAATGATGTTAGAGATAGGTGTATTAAATTGAATAATAGAAACGCCACTCATGAGGAATTAGTATTGCAGTTCTTGGGAGAGGTAGAAGGTATACTTAAAGAGATTAAGGATAAGAATAATCAATTAAAGAAAGCCAAGGATTATGATGAAAGGACCCAAGCCCATAATACTCGTAATCTGTTAAAGAAATTCATTAGACTGGAAGAGTTAAAATATTAGATAGTAATGTATATATAACCAATACACCATAGTGTAATTGTTAAAGTGAGTCCGAAACAGACCGGAGATGGCTTCGACCATGTAATTTTAACACTAAATAGGAATGGCTTTAGGTTATTTCTGATTTAATTATTAATTCTCTTAGTGTGTTTATTCATTAAATCTTATATTGTCAGTTTTCAAACGTAAACCTAAAGGACGTAAGACAGAGGCCAAAAAGGCTGAGGATAAACACCTAGATTCTGGTGAATTACAAACCATATGTAATAAGTTAGGAATTAGTTCTAGTGGTAGAAACGTTGAAAAAATCAAATTTGAATTAAACAGATTAAAAAATAAGTCCGCAACCAGAAAGGCACTTGGACTTACTGATGAAGATTTTAAGAAATACGGTATAGAATAAAATTGGCATACGGCCTTTATCTAGTATTAGACCAAGACCAATGGTACCGAGCAGATTTTTCCAGTGAGAATAAATTAACAGGACAGATATTTACCAATAAATCTTTGACAGTAAAGAAAAATCTAACAGGTTACACCATAAAAATTAGAATGTATAGAGCCAATAGATGGGGCGATTATTTCAATAAAACTGCCAGTATAGTAACGGCTGCCGATGGAACTTTTGATTATGCAGTAGGAGAAGGAGAAATGCCACCACCTGAAATTTATTATATAAAGGTTGAATTAACTAAATCAGGTGTTAAAGAAAGCACCTTAAACAGACAGGAACTTTATGTATTAGAGGGGCCGGCAGAATAATGTATCAATGTTGTCCAGTATGTAATGGTAGAGGACATTTACCTATAGGATTTTATACTAATACTAATCCAAATGGAACTGGTTCTAGTGCAAGTACCGCACCAGAAACCTGTAAAACTTGTTTAGGAAGTGGAGTGATTTTAAATGATTGAATTAGATGTTAATGATAAAGACGCAGTGGAAAAACAATTGGAGGAGTGGCGTAAGAAATGAAGGATCCTATAGGTAATCCAATTAATTATGATATTGAGGAAAAATATAGACAGATAGAAGAAAAGAAGGCACCACTAGCCAAGATAGTTAGGAGTGATTTTTCTAGAGAGCAACCAAGACAGGTTACATTCCAACAATTAATCAATTATCACGATAACACACCACAACTCCAATTATCCGTTGGTAGTTATTCTGAATTAATCACAGGTACCGAAATGACAATTAAGACCAAGAGTCCTAAGGCACAGGAATTTCTAGATGAATGGGTAAGACGTACCGATTTCTATGATAAATTTGAGTCGGTAGTAACAACCATTTTAATATGTGGTAACGCAATACTTGAAAAACTAGATGAGAATAATATAGAAAATATAAGTGAGGTAGATATGGCCACAATAGTAGCCAAGAAAAGAAACGAGTTTGGTGAATTAGAATATTATGAACATAGGACACAGAATGGACAAATGGATAAACTAGGAGAAAATAAACTTGGTAAATTCATAGAGTTCAATCTAACTAACTATTCCAAGCAGCCATGGGGCAAGTCTCTATTTTATTCATTAGCAGTACCTAGAACAATAGGTAACAGAACCACAGCACCTTTGGTAGAAATTATGTGGGGTATTGAGGACGCCATGAGTGCCATGTTATTAAACAATGCCTATCCTATTACAACCATTACATATAATGGAGCCTCTGATGATTACCTCAAGAAAGAGGCCAAGAGATGGCAAATATATAAGCCCGGTGATAAGAGAGTCCAGAAAGTTAAACCAGAGATTGAATTTTTTGAGACACAACCGGGAAGTAAATACACCGATTATGTAACACACTTGGAAAAAGTATTTGAAATAGGTACACAATTTCCACATGATATAATGACCGGAGATTTTACAAGCAGAGCCAGTTCCGATACTACTGAAAACATAGTAATGAAAAGAGTTAGAGGATATCAAAGGTATTTATGTAATGTGTTAAAGACTCAATTATTTGATAGTCTATTGGGCCAAAATGGATTCGACCCTGAGACGGAAGAATTAGAGATTGGATTTACATCTCAAAATATCATAGAATTAGAGGTTGAACAGGTGATTAATATAGCCAATTCTGGTAAAATGTCACTAAAAGAATGTAGAGATTGGTTAAGAGTTAATACAGGAATGGAACTACCTGATGATAAAGAAGTTATACAGGCAGAGCAGGATAGAAAGGAATTAGACCAGAAAGTAAAAGACGAGGCAGGTAAGATAAAGAAAGAACAGTTTAAGAATAAATTTGTTGAGACTAAAAAATTAAAAAAATGTGCTATGTGTAAAGAAGGCCAACACGCATTTTGTACCAAACGAGGTTGTACCTGTCAGTGATGTGAAATGAATGAGCCAAGACGAATACAATATCAAAACGCCAATATTCTCATTAGGTCTCAAAAAAAGAGACCACAATTTTGTAATAAAAGAGGACCAGACCATAGTTATGAGGACTTGGAAGTGGAGAAAGTTTGGT